GTCCCATTCTTTTTTCGAGATGGAAAACCATTTGAAGTAAAATTAACAGTTTCTTTTACAGAAATCGTTGTCATGACCAGAGAACTAGTAGATCAGGGATATTAATGTCATATTTTTCATTCTTACCAAAAATTCAATATAATATAACCGGGAATAAATACGGCGAGACAGTTACTGCCAGAGATATATTTATTCGAAATTTAATAAAACGAAATGTGATTGAAAATGCTATAAGTTTTGAAGAACATACTATAGGAGATAATGAGAGGCCCGATACCACATCTTTTCTTGTATATGGCCATGTTAAATATGATTGGATAATATTTTTAACTAATCAAATGTTTAATCCTTATTTCGATTGGCCACTGAGTTCTCAAGATTTTACAAAAATGATAAAAGGGAAATACGGTTCTACTGAACGAGCCAAAAAACAAATTTATGAATATAGACAAATATTACAAGAAGAAACTGATACGACTAAATTAATGGAAGTTATAATTGATAAAGATGCATATAATGCTTTAACAGATCCAGAGAAAAAAAGAATTACCAAATATGATATAGAATATAAAAGAAATGAAGCGAATAGACGTATCAAAATAATTGATAGACAATATGTTGAAAATATTTTGAAAGAAGCACAAACCAAACAATATAGGTAATAAAAATGCCCGGACGACCCGACCTAGGTGACACTGCAGAAGATGAACTAGTTGATATCACTCAAAAGCCTCCACAAGCTCCTTCTCCAGTTGGCCATGGCCAACCCCAAGCAGAAAATATAGAAGAAGATCTTCCCCAAGCGTTCATGGGTATTATACAATTATGTGATATATTGTCTCCAAATATAGATGCAAAAGTTAATATAATACCAATGATTGATACATTAACTGTATATGAAGATATTTCTAAACCTTATTTATTATGTGATATTGCAATAAGAGATTCTTATGGATTTAGAGAAACTATCCCAATTATAGGTGAAGAATTTATTAATTTGGTAGCACAGACCAGAGGGTTTGATGCGGCGGACGAAGATAATCCTCTCGATAATATTGTTAAAAAGAGTTTTAGAGTATATTCTGTTTCTCCTATATCTAATGTTTCTGAAAGATTAAAAATATATGTTCTCCATTGTATTTCAATAGAAGCTATTATTAGTGAAAAAAAGAAAATAAGTAGAGGATATAATGATGTAAAGATTGAAGACATCGTTAAGAATATCTACGAAACTTTTATCGCAGCACCAATGAATACTTTCTATAGCGCATATAAGATGAAAACTGAACCTAAAAGGCTTATAGTTGAACCAACAAGCGATATGCATACTTTTTGTTTTCCTTTTAAATCTCCATTTGATATTATGGATGATTTGGCAGAAAAAGCGACAAGTGCAAATCAACCAGAAGAACAGGGGGATAATGAGCAGTCCGTCGCCCCACCAGCAGATGGCGCTTTATATATGTTTTATGAAACTTTAACTCATTTTAAATTTGAAAGTTTAGAAACGAGTTTTAAAAGATCACCTAAACGAAATTTTGTGGCAAAAATAGATTCTGCGATTGATCCAAAGGATAGATTTGCCGGGTTGGGTTGGCCAGGAATAGGATTTAATAATGTAGAAGAATATACTATTGATAGTGTTTTTGATGTCATTGATAATATGAGACAAGGAATGTATGCTGCAAAATTAATAACCCATGATATAGTTCGAATGAGATATGATGTTATAGGATATAAGTATATTGAGAAAAAAGAAGATCTCGTGGTAGAAACATTAAACTTTGCAGGGGGATCTGACTCAGTAGAAACTATGGGTGGCCCAGATGAGTCCAAGAAGAAACTAGCAGATCATACCCTTTCGCTTGGAGACGGGACCGGCAAACTTTGTTCATATAATCATGATTGTTTGGTTGACGATGATGGAGGAGAAGGTGCTCGTATAAAATTGATGGGAACAAATTTTAATCATTCATTTTTTCTAGAATCTAATAGAAAAGCTGTTGACGGTGACGGCGGCGCTGAGCCTGGCATTAAAGAAACTAACCTTGAATGGAGAACTCAAAAAAGAGATTCTCAATTACAACAACTTAATAATGTAAAAATAACTCTTAAATTAGCCGGCGATTCATCTTTAAGAGTTGGAGATATTATTTGGTGGCATATGCCATCACAAGTGTTTTTAGGAGAATCTACCAATACAGATGAGGATCCTTTTTTGAGTGGTAAATATATTATGACGAAAATAAGTCACGTATTTACGAATGAAAGATATTATCAAGAAATTCAAATTAGAAAAGATTGTTTACAAAATACACCACCTAGTTTAGATGTATCTCAAATTTCATCCTACGCGGAGCCGGGTGAAGTGGGAGAAACTGCAGCTCGACTTCAAGCCATTCCTAACGCATTTGTGTCTCCGGAAGTTTCTAATAAATCACAAATCAAACCGACGGATTTAAAGGGCAAAGGTGGGATAAGGACAACAGAGGCAGTCGATCGTACTACACCACCACGCGGAGTAACACCATACATTAATAGTAAAAATAAGTAGAATAACCAATGAAATATATTATATAAAGGATAAAATGGAACCCGATTTTATGGGAAAAGAAGGCTTTGTTTGGGCTGTTGGTGTTGTAGAAGATAGAATGGATCCTCTATTTCTGGGAAGATGCAAAGTAAGATGGCTTGGTTGGCACACCAAGGATAAAGGAGAGTTAAAGACAGATGATTTACCATGGGCGTTTCCTTTAATGCCCATTACCTCTGCTTCTCAAACAGGAGTAGGAACAAGTCCAACTGGTCCTGTTGAAGGCTCATGGATTATGGGATTTTTTAGAGATGGAGAAGCCGCTAATGATCCTGTTATGTTGGGCACATTGGGCGGCAGACCTGATAAACCAGGTAATCCCAATGAAGGTTTTAATGATCCGAGAGATTATTCTCCAAAATTTTATCAAGTAGATGCTGTAACTGGCGATATCGTAAAGGATATACCCAAGTTTACAGATGTTCCACAACATCCTCTAAGTGTAAAATTGAATAAAAAAAGAGGAATTGAAATAGTTGAAAGGAGTGATAAAGCTACTTTAGTTGAGGGTCAAACAGACGATGAGGGAAAATTAGAGCGAGGAACTTTAGTTGAAGAAACAGACTCACAAGATGCACAAGTTCCAGATTATGAATTTTCTTATAATTATCCTCTTTTTAGATTTTTGGGCGAACCAACGACTCCAAGATTAGCTAGAGGCCGAGCCGATGGTAGTACAAAAATTGATACAATTTTAACTTCAATGGGTCCATCCGGTCTCTCGGTAATTAAAACTGTTGGGACTTCTATTGTTCAAACAAAAGCGGATTTAAGAATGGATCCTTACCCTAAAGCCAAGGGTACGAGAAATGCTAGTTTTCAAGAACCAGTTTCTCCTTATGATGCCGCGTATCCGTATAATCATGTACATGTTTCAGAAAGTGGTCATGTTATTGAAATTGATGATACTCCTACATCAGAAAGATTACATTGGTGGCATCGTTCCGGAACCTATAGAGAAATAGGCCCACTAGGAACTATGGTTGATAAATCTAATCGAGATTATTATTCTTGTGTTTTAAAAAATACTCATGAAACAGTTGGCGGATACAAATATTCATCCGTAAAGTATGGATATGAATTATGTGTGAATACTGCAGGTGGACAAGAAGATTATTGGTTGCGAGTTAAAGGTCCTGGTGATGTGCATCTAGAATCAGAACAAGGCAATGTTGAAATATATTGTAAAGATGGAATTGCTTTTATCACTGCGCAAAAAATTGAATTTAACGCTAAAGAATTTATTAAATTCAATACGCCTTTGTACTTGGAAACGGATATCGCCAGTACTTTGCCATCTCTTCATGGAGGCCCCATGAATCCATTGGAGAATAACACTGGTACATCAATTAAAAGAAAAGGTGATTCCATAGAAAATGTCGGCGGTGCAAAAATTTTAACAGCTTCACAAATAACACAAAGTACCATGGGGGCGCACGGTTTATCTGCTCAAAGTAGCACGGTAAACATTACTCATGGTAGTGAAGAAATTATTCAAGGAATGAATGTGATAAACAAGGGAAGTGGTGCTGGTAAATCTATTGTAGTTAATAATGGAATTATTAATTTAAGATCTGCTGCAACAGAGTCCACCGGCGGTCTATTATTACAATTAAATAGACTTCCTTCTTCTTCTGAAAAAGGTGCAAAAGTTTCTTCAGCCGGATATTTTGCTATTACTCCTAAAAATCCAGCAACAGCTAGAATAACAATGGCTACTCCACTTGGTGCTATAACAATGAAAAATAAAGTTGGAGAAATATCTCTCGGAGATTCCCCTGCAGGAGAAATAAAAATCAAAAGCGTCGGTGCAATGGGAGAAATAACTATATCGAATGCCGCGAAAGGTAAAATAGCAATTGATGGTGCCGGCTTAATAACAATTAAAAATGAAGTGGCTTCTTTAAAAAAAATTATAGATGATTTTTTTACAGAATATCAAATGCATAAACATCCAGTTGTCGGTCCGACGGCTGGAGGAGGTATACTTCCAGGTGCCGAAGCACTTCCTATGTTACCTGGGACATTTCCAAAAACGGTAACCTCACAAATAAATTTAAATTCATTATTAGCATAGGTAATATGGCAAAAGACGAATGGCAGCAGCCAGATAAAATAGGAGTTCATCCTCAATTAGCTAAATTGGCTGAAAAAACTAAAAAATTAATGGAATTAGAAAATCTATTATTGAAAACCGTTAAATCAGATATAGAAAAATTTAACGAAATTGAAATGAAAAGGAAAGAAAATAATGGCAGTGACACCGATTAAAATTCCGGGAACTGATATACAGCTGGAACTTTCTGAAGTTGGCCAAACGGGAGACGGCACAGGACCTATTTTCGAAACTACAGGAGTAGGAGTTGAGGAAGATCCGGATCTTTGGCTATCCGCGCAATTAGGTGATTTAGGTTTCCTAAAACCATTTTTTAAAGCGGCAAAAAAAGCTTTGGAACTTCATAAAGCAAATTCAGCGTTTATTAAAGAAATATATGAACTAAACAAAGCTTTAATGTTTGCTACTATAGATCCTATATTTGCGGCAATTGATGCAATCTTAGATGAAATCTTAAAAATATTAAAAGATTTACGAGGCCTCGGCTTTTATATGCTCCAAGTTCATGCCGGATCGGTTGAACCAAATGTAGAACGAAATCCTATGACAGGTGCTTTATTTTTTGGGCAGAACGTTTATGTTCCTGCAGCTCGACAGCCGCCAGTTCTAAAGCCAGGCACCGATCCTCCTGAATACCGGCCAGGCAAATTGGTACCGGCTGGCGACACGGATAAAATAGCCTTAGATCCTATCTCAGGTGAACAAAATTATGTTGAACAGCCAGCAATGAGTGACACTCCACTGTCAACGCTAGCTTCGCTTAAAGGTTTTGAGTCTGGCAATATTAGCGGCCGTATTAACAAGGCTTATATAAAAGTGAATAAGTACACAGGTTTGACGGCATTAACTCCCGGAGGGATTTTACAAACTATAGATAAATCTTTTGATGATTTGGGAGACGTACCAAAGTTTTTTAAACAAGCAATTGCAGATGGAGAGGACACCGCCGGTGGTCTTGCAGATTATGTTCCTAATGTTGATATATCAAAATTTTCAGATTTAATAGATCCAAGTTATTATAAATCAGGCAGACCAATTATGTCTGATTCAGCCAAAGTCGGAGGCATTATTTTTATAATGGGCATGCCGGATTTCAACAAGTTTTCAAATGTTTTAAGAAATTTTAATAAGATTTTAGATATTTCAGGTTTGGTCGAATTGGAAAAATCTATTAAAAAATTATGGGAACCCGCTGCAGTTACTCATAGATTATTAGTATCTAAAGTCGCGGCAATAACCATTACAGAAGGCAGCGCAGGAACGTTTTCCACAGAGAGAGGTGGGGTGAGTGAAGGGGTGGGTGCGGAGAGAGATGCGGCTTCCGGTGACGATAGACCGAGTTTCTATATTATGCAAGATGAGACATCCGGAACTTTCAGAAAACAAGATCCAGAGAAAACCAATAGAATATTAAAAAATAATAAAGGAGTTTTTGCTCGTGTAAAAAGAGTAATAGAATCTAAAGAGTGGCTCAATGAAGTCATAGAAATGAATGCAGCTAAAGCTATGGATTCTGTAGATGTTGATATGACAGAAAGTAGAATAAAACTGAAACATATAGGTACAAAAGTAAACCGCAATCCTTTGCCATATATGAATCAAACATTAGAGATTGAATATTTAGAAAGTGGGGCAGAAGAATTTCAAGCAGGTGAGTTAATATATGAAGCAGTTCCCGCAGTTGGATCAAAGATCCATGCAGTACAGTCAGGCGCCTCTGCGGAAGATCTAGTGCTTGAGCCGGATGATCAACGGGAAAATATGTACCACCAAGTTAAAGATGGAACATGTGTAGTAGGTATGGTAGTAGATGCTTATGATGATAATGCTTTACCAGAAGCACCTAACTGGACTGGCAAAACTTTAGAGCAACTGATTCCTGCTCTGGGTCCACTACTTAATAAATGTGAAGCAGAAGTAAAAGGGATAAAATCAAGTGTTGCATCTGCTAAAAAAACTTTAGATCCTATTATAGAATGGCTCGATTCTAAAATAGAAGATGTACTGGCTTTCGCAAAAGATATTGAAGAAATAATAGATTTATTTGCTAATGGTTTGCCGGCCACCGGCATGTATTCTTTATATTTAGAACCAAGAGTTGGAGGAATAGCTAAATTTAGAGAAAGAATGATGGGTGCAGGAGGCGAAAAAAAACCACCAGAAGATTTAAAATTTTGTGCCGGAGTATGTTTTTTAGGAGGAGGCCCAGACAATTCTGTACTTTTAAGAGGTATAGATATGCTGTCTTTGTTATTAGGTTTAAGAAAACAAACTGCGGATGAAGTGGTGATAGGTGAAAAGATGGATTCAATATCTACCGAGAAGTATGATGGCCCACCTGACGGAAATAAAGTTTATGAAGTGGATGATAAAGTATCTTTCGGAGCACTAAATTTTATATGCATCAAGAAAACTGTGAGCGAAGACACATCGGCCGTATTCAAACCAGTAATTCTATCTGAGGATGGATTGACGGCGATAACTAATTCAGCATACTGGCAAAAAGAAGGAGGCTTAATTGGATCGGACGAAGAAGTTACTGTTGGGGACCCAAGAACTGCATTACAGATCACAGAAGCCAAAATTAATTGGTTGAAGGCAGCCAAAATCGCATTGGGACTAATTTTGGATGACTTGGCTGGTTCGCCACCCTCTGGAGATAATTTGACGGATCTAATAATGGCAGTTAATCTTTTCGGCTCTTATCATCCAATAACTGGCGAATTTGAAGGTGAAGATATAGACATTTATATAGAAATGAAACAATTGAGAGACAATGATTTACGAGAATTGGAATTATTAGTCCTACGCATTACAGAAATGTTGCAGGCAATTGAAATAAACTTGATTCAAGAGTCTCTCAAACTTGAGAAAGATGAAGACCTTCCAAAAGGAAGTTTAAGATCTAAAGGTAAGACATTAATGATAATAAAAGGTGAATTTGTAGATGAGGTGGATGGTACTTCCTTTGAAGATTTTGGTCACCGTAAAGTCAAACGAAATACTACAATTACTATACTTCATCCTCTTTTAGAATCTTCTGGATCAACAAGATCTGTTGAAAGATTATCTAATACAACCATAGCCATTCTTGATGAAGAATTTCCTGTAGATATAGATGAAGCATTATCTTATAATATAGCTTTAGATAATTCTTACTCGTTTGAACCATATAGTTCTGCACCAGAAAATAAAATTGCTAATACTAACAAATTCAAGCATCCAGGTTATAGATTAAGAGAATATAAAGCTAAAGCTAATACTATTTCAATAGCTGTTCCAAATTCCGCAGGTGAATATCCACAGCTTCCAGTTTGGGAATCGGGCCAGGCCGGACCGGAAGGAGATGTTCGAACTACCGCGAATTATCCAGAAGGTACTGTGATAAAAATTAACGGGACTGTGCCGGTTTCTGAATCTTATATCTCGGACGATACTGGTCTCCTGATTGTGCGCACAGAGGAAGAACAGGCCGTCGCCGATACATGGATGGCCCTAGGTGTTTCTGAAAACGATGCAATTACCGTTGAATTTGGATCCGATACAGGAGGATCTCAAACCAAAATAGTGGATTCAACAATTGGGGAAGAACATATTAAGGTTGATGGAGCTTTCTTTGTCGGAAAAGGCGGAGCAGAAATGTTTCAATATCATGAAGAGTGGTCTTTTAAAATATCAGACCAAACAGCGGCTCAGCTAGCAAAAACTACAAAGTTACAAAGTAGCAGAAATCTATTTCAAAAGTATTTAGAAGAAATAGCAGAAAAAGCGGAAGACGTTTATGAATATCTCAATGTTTTTGAATCTGAAACATGGCCGAAAGTGGGAGATGATTCTTCATAAAGAATCATCTGAAGCTCGGTAGGTATAAATAAAATAACTGGAGAAATTATAAATGGCAGATGCAAAATATACAGAAATAACATATGATTCTACAACTGGCAAAACAATATATTCTGATGTAGATTTGTCGTTCAAAGTTCATCCTGTCACAGGTGATCTTCTCAAAACAAAGAACGAAACCGTTATAAAACAGTCTATGCGTAATGTTTTACAAACTAGAGAATTTGAAAGAATTGGACATCCTGAAATTGGATCAAATTTACAAAATCTGTTGTTTGATCCCATGAACCAAATAACAGAAACTCGATTAAGAAGAAGTATTGAAACAACTATGCAGGCCCTGGAACCGCGTGCTATAATAAGAGATATTCAGGTTTCAGCCGAAGAGGATTTAAATAGATATAGAGTAAAAATAATTTTCACTATGATGGGACAACACTCTTCAGAAACCTTCGAACAATTTTTATATAGATAGGAAATACTGTGCCAGAACAATCAGCCAAATTACAAGTATCTGAATTAGATTTTAGTTCTATTAAATCTAACTTAATAGCATTTTTAAAAAGTCAAAGTGAATTTTCAAATTTTGATTTTGCGGGATCTGGTTTAGATGTTATAATGGATTTGCTTTCATATAATACATACTACAATTCCTTTTATTTGAATATGTTAGCCAATGAAATGTTTTTAGATACAGCGGAACTTAGAGGTTCTGTTGTACAAAAAGCTAAACAACTAGGTTATACGCCGCGATCTGTTCAGGGAACTAAAGCAATTGTTTCATTAGAAATAGTTCCGAGTGATTCCTCAACAACTATGATTGTTGAAAAAGATAAAAGATTCTCATCAACTATTGATGAACAAAAATACATATTTACAACAGCAAATTCTTATGCCGGAATATTGGATGATACTGGAAAATTTACGATAGATGATGTTCAATTAAATCAAGGTATCAGATTAACACACAAATATAAAGTTGATTATAATAATAAAGAACAACAATATATATTACCAAACACAAACACTGATATAACAACTCTTTCTGTTATTGTAAAATCTTCACCAACTTCAACTGAAACACATGCCTATCAACTAATATCAGATACAGTTAAGGTTACACCTACATCTAATGTATATTTTTTATATGAAACTTTTGAAAATAAATTTGAAGTTCAATTCGGAGATAATAAAGTTGGATATAGGCCGGCAGATGGAAGTCAAGTTATTTTAGCAGCAAATATATCCGATGGAACAGCTACTAATAAAGCTGTGGTATTTAGAGCAGTAGATCCAATAGGTGGATATTCTAATGTTTCTATAGTTACCACAACAGCTGGATATGGAGGAGCAGGTAGAGAATCTATTGCTGAAATTAAGTATAATGCACCAAAATTATATGAAACTCAAAATAGATGTGTAACATTAAATGATTATAAAAGAGTTGTGGAAAAAGAATGGGTTAATGCTGAATCTGTAACATGTTGGGGTGGAGAACAAAATGATCCTCCAAGATATGGAAAAGCTTATATTGCTGTTAAACCTAAAAGTGGATTATTTCTAACAACAAAAGATAAAGAAGTTATTAAAAAAGAAATTTTAGCAACAAAGAATATGGTATCTGTTACGCCAGAAATTGTGGCGCCGGATTATCTATACATAGCAATTATCGCTAACGTTCGATATGATCCAAATAAAACTGTACAATCCCCTCAAGAAATAGGTGAAAGAATTGTTTCAACTTGTATAGATTATAATACTCAGGAATTAGGAAAATTTGATTTAAGATTTAGATATTCACGATTAACCACTTTAATTGATAATTCTGATCCGGCTATTTTGAATAATCAAACTACAGTTTTATTATTTAAACGATTAGTAGTTGAGCTAGCTCAGGCATTTAACTATTCTCAAAATTTTTCTAATCAGATAAAATTTCCTTATAAGGGATATAAGGGAGCATTAACATCTTCAAAATTTGAATATATCAATGAAAATACTAATGTATTAGAACAAAATACATTATTAAATGATACTGACGGAATTATTCAAGTTGTAAAAGAAGAAGCTGGCGCAGTGGCAATTGTTAATTCTAATGTAGGAACAATAGATTATGAAACGGGTAAAATGACGTTGGTAGGATTTATACCTAATACTGTTGAGCAGGTAGTAAATAATAATACTATTGAAATATATGTTGAAACCAATGTTCAAGATGTTACACCTATTAGAGAACAAGTTATAATAATTAATAAAAAAGATGTAATAATTAATATGATAATAGATACAGCTCAATCAACTGGTGATTTTGCTCAGGCAACGGCTAATGAAACGCCAGCTTTGGTAGTATATGGAGCTAATACCGCATAATGGCTGATAATAGAATTTCTGAAATTATTCAAAATCAATTACCTGCCTTCTTTACAGAGGAGGGCTCCAATCTCCCACTCTTTCTTACTAAGTATTTTGAATTTCTAGAATCTTATCAAATAGAATATTCCGATTTAATTTTAGACGAATATAATATGGTTCTTGAAGATGATAGTGATCCTTATTATATTTACGGTACAGCTCATGATGATGGATTAATATACTCACCATCCGATTTAGAAGTTGAATATGATGTTGGATTACAAACAGGTTATTATTTTCCAGTATATGGTAATAAACCAGATGCAGTAGCAGCTTCTGATAATCCAGAAATAGTTTATGAATTACATTTAGAAGAATTCGCAGGTCGTACATTTTATATGCCTCAAAAAGGTGGAGAAAGCGGAGTCAACTTTGGAGTATATGAAAATGATCCACCCACAACAGAATTAGCTCAATATTCAACATCCGGACGAAAATTTCTATTAGAAAACACAGAAGACGATAATCCGAGTGTTAGTGAAATTCATGAATTATTAGTTGAATCAGATAGAGATCCAACTACTTCAACATTTTCATTAGGTGAATTAATTGTTGGTTCCGTTTCTGGAATTGAAGCAATAATTACAGGTGTTCAAAATCACGGTGTTTTTCCAGCCGGCAAATATCAATCTACAGATACTACTAGTAAAAATTATAAAACCGATCCTCATGTATTATTTGCGCGTCCCGTAAATTCTAAAGCTTTTCTTCATGGCGAAACAATAGTTGGAAAAAGATCCAGAGCAAAAGCAGTAATTGGTCAAACCGATAAAGACATTAAAAGAAATCCTCTCCGGGGGGCAGCTGATTTAGATTTGGTTAATGACATAGATGAAACCGATAATATGTACTTGGAACGGTTTCGGGATGATTTTCTAACAAATATTCCTATCGGTTCCGTTGGAGATTTAAGACAAGCAATAAAAACCGCCAGAGAAATTTATAGGGCAAGAGGAACAGAAGATTCATTTTTATGGTTATGGAGAACTGTTTATGGATCGGAACAACTTTCCTTTATATATCCAAAAGAAAGATTGCTAAGACCATCTGATGGAACTTGGAAATCACTAAAATCTATTAAAATTTTTACTGGAACAGCTTTAAATCCAGATGATTTTAATAGTAAAATTATTAAAGGTGAACAATCTCAAGCAACAGCTACTGTTGATAATTCAATTTCATATTTTGAAGGAACAACTGGCGTAACAGAATTATTTTTAACCGATTATACTAAAGGATATGATGTTCGTTTTGATGCCTATTCTGATTTTCAATCAGACGAAACAATAGCAACAATTGAAACATATGTTGACGCAGAATTAATGGGAAGTGATAATTCGGAAGATGTGGTTAAAGCAATGCTCTTCCCGACTAAATCTTCCAGAGGAACATGTATTGCGGTTATTGGGGAAATTGATATTATAAGTAATGGAACTGGATATAAAATTAATGATGAACTTATTATTACCGGAGGTGCTGGAAAAGGAGCCGTAGCTCGTGTGGCAACCACTGCTAATGGTGCTATTGATGAAGTTATCATTGATGATGGAGGTAATGGTTATTATGGAGGCGAACGTTTAGAAATTAATAATTCCGGAACCGGAGGAAGAGGTCACACTGGTGTAATTTCCAAAGTGCTTCCCACAGGAGTGTTTAGAAGTTCTAATACAAAGGTTAGCGCAGCTATATCAGTTGCTGAAGGTGGAACCTCTCCATCAGCTATATTATTAAATTCGGCTTCTTTTTCAATTGAAGAAGAAGATGTTAAATATCCAGAAAATATTAATACTCACTTTAGTTCAAGTAATACAATTACGTTTGTTGCGGAAGTAGCAAATCAAGATACCGCAGACGGCGGAGCAAATATATTATTAGAAGAAGGAGATGGTTTAATTCTTATTAATAGTACAGATGGAACAGCAGATGCTGGAGATAATATTCTTTTCCACACTGAGGCTTTTGAAGATGATATACAACCAGGTTATTTTGTATATGATCCTAAAACGGGAGCTAAAGGAACAATTGCGGGTCCCTCAGTAAATACTTCAGCTTTTGTATATGCATTAGAAAGCCCAACAGTTCCTAATTTTGTTGAAGGTTCTTATGGTTCTCTTTATTACAGTGCAAATGGATCTGCTGTTCCTGGTAAATCTAATATGTTTACCATTAGTACGATTCTGCCTACTGGTTATTATGAAATTAAAGATGAAGAGGGAGAATATGAAAATCAATTCGGAGACGGTTCAAAATCAGTTTTTGATTATTATGGAGGAACTGCTTATACTTATACAGGTTTCGGGTCCATTTCTGAAACTCGAGTAATAACTACAGGACTTGATTATATAAGAGCTCCCAGATATGAAGCAAAAAATGAGTCTACTTTAGGTTTAGAACAATGGAGATTTGAAGATCCCATAACTGGAAAAAATACTGGTCGATTAACATATTTAAATTTTGATGAAAATATTTATGGGAAATATAGATTTGGTGAATCTGTTATAGGGATAACATCTGGCAAGAAAGCAAAAGTAATATTACCTTCTGTTAATTCTACATCAAATTCTACTTTTAGTACCATGAAGGTAAAAGATGAAGAAGCAACTTTTTCTCTTGAAGATGTAAATGTTCTTCAAAATAATATTGGAGACTTTGAGGATGGAAGTATTTCAGGACTTTCGGCTTTTTCTTCAAAAAGAACAACCGTAGATACTGGCAGCCACACACTTTCAGTAGAGACATCAAATACTATTTCCGGTTCATATAGCGGTAAGATAGCGATTAATGATCAGCTAGAAACTTATATTGGCTTACGTTCAATAGATAGTGAAGAAGGTGAAGCATATGCGAATACTATTATTCCCGGAAATCAATATAATGCTAAAATTTCTTTTAGAGGCAGCAAAAGTCTCAAGTTTGTTGAATTAAGATATGGTCATTCAGATACTGATGTAGATTATGAACCGATAGGATCCGAAATAGGATTAACACAAACAGTTGTTTATACTCTTCCGGAAACAACTAATGTAGATCAGGTTTATACTTTCGAAGGAAAATTTGTAGCAAGTTCAGATCGTTATCATGCTGTTTATTTATTTGCAAATACTTCGACTTCTACAACATATGATTTACATATAGATAATATATCAATCGCTGATATATCATCTCGCGGAAAAATTCAATATGAAGGATTTAATGCCGCTGATGATATAGAATCATTTATGATGTTAGAACCCGCAGATTTTATTCCTGGCGAAATGATTATTTCTTCCCAAGGTGCTAGAACAGCGACTTTAGCAACTTCAAATGCTTCTTATCAGGAAACAAATTCTGGTTATGGAAACAATGCTATTTTAAAAGCTGGAGCTTTAAAAACAGGAGCTATCAAATCTCTTTCAATTACTACAGCAGGTATTAATTATAATATAGTACCTAGTGTAACTGCTCCCGATGGAGATAATAATGCAACATTTTTAGCTATACGAACAGCTTTAACAAATTATCCCGGCAAGTTTCAAGATAAACTCGGAATGATTAGTGATATTATCAGGATTCAAGATTCTTACTACTATCAAGATTTTTCGTACGTTTTAAGATCGGACATTCAAATTAATGAATTTAGAGATTTAGTTAGATCTTTTGTTCATCCTGCTGGTTGGAATGTTTTCGGAGAGATTGGAATATTACTTTTGTTAAATGTAGACGTAACTGCTGAATCGGATACTATTAAAAAGCTTGAACTATTTGTTGATAGAACACCAGCATTTGTACCTACATACGGACCGCTCACAACCAGCCAGAGAGGTACTGATACAATTTATAATAGTACTACCATGAATCCTTATACTAGTGTTTTCGGACAAATTGATATGTGGACGGGGGAGGTTCATAAAATGCATGTTGAATTTTTGGATCCGCGAACGATAGGATTCGGAGCCACGACAGATGATAAAAATTTCGCATTTCATCTTGGACGAGTAGATTGGTTAGTTGGTCAAGGATGGGATTATGAACCTTACAGCCAAGGTTTGGCCGGACAATTTGATCCGTGGACAGGCGGATATGATTCAAACCGCACCGGAAGAGTAGAAATACCTCATCATTTTGCACATCATGATAAAGCTCTTCTTAATTCTAGTGAAAAAATTGCTCCTTGGTATCCAAATTTATTTCTAGAATTAGTCATTCCCGGTCACTATGAAGGAAATGAATGTACGGGACACAGTGCCTTTGGCGGAGTTTCATTATGGGGCAAGTCAACTCACTATAATACAGAAAATAGATGGGGTCCAATACATTCAATAAATGCGTGGGGCGCATACGCAGGAGCACAAAGACCTGCTGATACCTATTGGGGTCTAGGCGGAGATGGAGATCCGGATACAGTACGTAAAGGCGGTATAGATTATTGGTTAGAGATAGGTATATTAGGTAAGTATCGTTCTCCGGATGGTACACAAGTAATGCCAACAATTACTACTTATTATACTTACGGTCAAGAAGAAATTGAATTACTTGCGAACTTGTGGAAAGCTAATCATTATCTCGAAGTTGAAACTCATCTCGAAATTTTTGATCGTTGGGGCTTACAACGGATACAACTTGATCTTCCAGCTTTAACAGGCGTGTCTACTTATGTTAGTATGACAGAATCTGTTTTAGAACCTACTTTTCCAGAAGCTGCGTTTGGCTGGCCCATAACAGAATATCCAAATCCTGCATCATGGGAAATAATGGTAACAGTTTCAGGCACAGATTTTTATTTTGATGGTATAAACATTAATGATAGTGCTTGGTCAAGAAAACTTATTAAAGGGGTTACATATCGTTTCAATCAAGAAGACAGTTCTAATTTAACTCATCCATTAAGATTTGCTAGTATAATTGATGGTCATCATAATGGAAGTTTCGTATCAAGTATGGAATTTCCTGTAACTGCCGTAGGTACTCCTGGTAATGGCGGTGCTTATGTCGACTTTAAAATCCCAGATCATACTTATAAAACTTGGTTACCTCCGGATGAACTAGTTGATTGGCAACCTGATTTTTATCGCGCATTATTTGCATTTTGTCATCAGCATGCTGACTTTGGCGGTCCAATAATGACGGAAAATAAATCAGTACTTTCTTCAACTATAGAAGTGACTCCACACACTCCAGTTGCAGCGGTCGATCAACCACAATTAACATCTATTAAAAGCCAGCTGAGCCCTTCGCCTGGTCAATCGTATGCAAGGCCAAGAGATAGAAAATTAAATAATCCAAATACATTTATAGTAACGGGTGCAAAAGTATATGGTGGAATGGCAGTGGGATTAAGACCTGATGGAAAAGTAGAAAGAGTATATGAAGTAGGAAACGTATTGTTTCCACGTATTAATTATGTTCATTCATTATTAGGAATAGTTAATGAAGATGCCGAAGTAGGAGAAGTTGTAACAGTAAGAGATACAGATTCTGTAGAAGAACGCGTTTATGATCTAATACCGGGTGCAGAATATTATCCTAATTATAGTTCTGTTATGGCTAAAGGTAGCGATCACGAACGTTGGATCACTACTGTACCACCTACAATAACTTCTGCAGATAGTTTAGACAGAATTAAGTTAGGAAAAGCAGCAACTAAAGATCAATTAGATTTATCTTTTCCTCAATGGAAAATGTATGAATATCAGGCTAATGAAAATATTGGTAAAGGACAAGTGGTTGGTTTAATGGCTAATGGAAAAATTCAACTAGTTTTTTGCGAAGCAAATGGTGATGCGAAACCTCAATTAGATGGTGTACATTCAGTATTAGGACTAGCAAAAGAATATATAGCATCCGGCGATTGGGGTGAAGTCGTTACAATAGACAAATCTCTACAAATGCCTATTTTTCCATATGGCTTATATAATCCACTTCCAGGAACAGGATTAACAAAAGGTACAAATTATTATGTTGACTATAGAGATGCAACAATAAAAGAATTTGGAACTTATAGTAATCATCCTGATAATATTATTGGGATTGCTGTACAAAACGATATAATTAGAATAACTGCTAAGTTACCAATTCATCAAACATATTCACCACAATGGGATTTGACAACTACAGAATATCCATATCCAACATATTGTCCGGTTAGGACTTCCCCCTATCCTGATGAATATTTTCTAGCACATGACTCTATAGATGCAGCTGAACAATATGATGGTCAAGTAATTAACAGCTTAGTCCACACAAATGTGACACCAGTTAGAAATTTGGAACAGGGTACAACTGTCTACTTTGATGATATAAATATAATATTAGAAGAATCCGATGGCTTCCTATTAGAAGATGGAGTAAGTGACTTATTAGCAGAAGATGGCACAAACGCCACTACTTCTTCGATTGGTAAGTTAATAATAGAATCCGAATTTTTACTATATGAAGATCTCATAAATACAGAAAGAGAAAGATATAATAGCAAAATGAACATTTATAGTCGTCATGACGCTAAATATATCGTGGGCGATTTTACCACAGAAACTTTTAACATTCATAATCGCGGTAATAAATATTTTCCAGAAGGAATATTAGATGCCGTTGCTCAACATATTGTTTTAGAGTAATTAATTAAAAATAAAAGATTGGAGTAATCGAAATGCCGGCCTTAGTAACAAACAAATTTAGAATGTTCAATGCAAGACAATTTCGGGAGTCTTTTGACGAAGATTACGGAATGACGACATTCGCGAATACAGTCGCGGGCGATACATACTTAGAATCTAATATGTATCTTTTCATCGGTGGAGTCCAGAACTGGGCTAATGTAGCAGGAGCCGCGGCAGCAGATTCAGACACAACACCTCCTTCACCTACCGATGATGTATCAAACACTTATTATAGTCACTGGAAGGATATGATTGCAGCCAAAAAGGTTGTATCTACCGATGTGACACATTGTATTCCTAGGTATAATTGGTCTAATAATACGCCTTATTATGCTTATGATAATACAGAACCAGGAATGCTAGCACAATCATTTTATGTTATGACAGATGAATTTAACATTTATAAGTGCTTAGCAAATAATAATACATCTGGTAATAGTTTAGCTAAACCTACCGGGCAAACAACAGCCCTTGTTACACCTGGATCTGATGGTTATAAATGGAAATATATGTTTACGATTTCCGCAGCATCAGCCTTAAAGTTTGTAACAACAAATTATATTCCAGTACAACAAGTTAGATTTTCAAACGTTGTTATGGCTTCCGCCACTCAAGAAAATACTTTGCAAAGAGATGTTGAGAACGGAGCTGTTGATGGAGCTATTAATATCTACAGAAAAACAGCTAATGGCACCGTTGGAGGATTAGAATATTTAATTTTTGAAACCAACACATTAGATAATGGTTTTGGTGGAGGATATAGTACTACTACGACTTCTGTTAGAATTCACAGCACAGCTGCTGCTACGGATGACGTTTATGTTGGTTCAGATATTTTCTTTACCTCGGGAGATGCTGAGGGTTCAGGTGGAACTATTACAGATTATGATTCAACCACTAAAGTTGTAACTTTTGATCCGGCTCTTGCAACCGCTCCCACTCAAGGAGATAATTTCCAAATTGCCCCTAGATTACAAATTTTAGGTGATGGTTCGGGAGCAAATTGTAGATCTAATGGAACTAATGCTTCTGGCTTAACCGATATTATAACTATCGCAGCTGGTTCCGGATATACAAATGCAGTAGTTAATGTTTTAGCTAATACTTCTTGGAATCTAGATGATGCCACTGTAGTAGCCGCAATTGAACCTAAAGGTGGTCATGGATTTGATTCTGTTGAAGAATTAGGTGGATTTAATATAATGGTTAATGTTAGGCTTGAAAATGATGAATCTGGCGAATTTACAGTTGCAAATGATTTTAGAAAGATTGGATTAATTTCTCATCCAAATGCTGCCAATACTACAGATGGATCAGATCTTGGAACACCGGCTGTAATTTCTTTAGGAGATCAAGCTCTTAGATTGACTCTTCAATCATTTTCTGGATCAGCTTATATAGCAGATGATTTAGTAACGGGAGCAGAATCAGGAGCCACAGGAAGGGTTGTTGACTGGGCTAACGGTACAAGTAAGTTAAGAATAACACAAATTACAAAAGGAGCCAATTCATCCGTTGGTTGGGATACAACTCCTGGATCTTTTCAAACTAACGAAGCTCTAACAATAACTGGTGCCGGAACTACGGCTAACACAAGTGTCATTGAAGGACCTGATTTGAAACAATATACTGGTGATATTCTGTATGTTGAAAATAGATCACCTATCTCAAGAGCTAGTGACCAAATTGAAGATGTGAAATTAATAATTAATTTCTAAAATTTTTAGATAAAGAGATATAAGTGTCTGGAGTAAAAACAAATTTTAACATTGCACCATACTATGATGACTATGATAAAAATAAAAACTTTCATAGAATTTTATTCAGACCCGGTTTTGCGGTTCAAGCAAGAGAGTTAACTCAATTACAAACAATCTTACAAGAACAGGTAACTAGGTTTGGTGATAATATCTTCAAAGAAGGTAGTAAAGTTTTTGGTGGAGATGTTACCCTTAATAATCAAGTTAATTCCTTAAAATTAGAATCAGCATTTGATAATGCAGATGTTGCTGTAACTGATTTTGCTGGAAAAACCGTCACCGGTGGAACATCAGGAGCTAAAGGTTTAGTTATTAAAGCTGAGCCTGGAACTGTTTCAGATCAACCAACATTAATTTTTTCAAAATTAGGTGGTGCAAATTTTATAGACGGCGAAACAATTGCTACCTTAGAAGCGGTGCCATGGAACGCTAACACGGTTAGTTTAAGTGGAACTGCCGGCATTGCGGCGGCTCAAAATACTGCATCCATTGCAAGTATTTCGGAAGGTTGTTTTTATATTAGTGGTTTTTTTGTAGTTGTTCAAGATCAAACTATTTCATTAGACAAATATAGTAATATTCCTACTAAGAGAATTGGATTACTTGCTACCGAAGCTATCGTTCAGACAGATGATGACCCATCTATTTTGGATAATGCTCAAGGAACTGCTAATTATGCCGCCCCCGGTGCGGATAGATTTGCTATAGATTTAACATTAGCAGCTCTAGATATAGTAACAGAAACAGTTGGGGCTGATGGAACAACGACTGTCACCAGTGACGTTATTTCAGAATTTGCCGGTGAAAAATTTATAGAATTAACTAGAGTTGAAATAGGTGTTAAAACAACAGAAACGAGATATCCACTATATGCAGAAATTGAAAAGACAATGGCTCGTAGAACCTTCGATGAAAGTGGAAGTTATACTGTTCGACCATTTGGAATTCAATTAAAAGATCATATAACCGGTAATAGTTCTTTAATTTCTGCTGGATTAGAAGCAGGTAAAGCATATGTAAAGGGATATGAATATGAAAGTATCGCTACACGATATGTTGATGTCGAAAAAGGAAGAGATACTGCAAATATTTCGGATTATATAGTTGCTGCTGATTATGGAAATTCTTTATATCTCAAAAACGTTTTAGGAACGTTTGATATTTCTAAACACGAACTTGTTGACCTTCATTGTTGTGATGCTGCAATTGTTAACTCAGCAATAGGTGATTCAAATGCGCTGGAAAAATATAATCAAACAAAAATGGGTACAGCGAGAGTAAGATCGTTTGATTGGGAACAAGCGGATCTAACTACATCCAATACTACTCATTATCATTCAGTTTATTCGACACGAATATATGATATACGTTTAAATAAAACTATTAACGCGGAAGTTTCCGGAGAAGGTGATGATCTTATAACAATCGGAATGCCGGCGGACAAAACTTCTTATGCCAACGGAGCATATCAAGGAGCAACTCTCACAGTTAATACTACACTTGCCGGAACTTCTACCAGTGATGTTGTTACTATCTCAGAATATATAGCTATTGGTTCTCAACATAAAGCAATAAGTAATACCGCATTATCACAAAAAGTTCAATCTAATTCAACTTTTTCTATTTCTTTTAAATTTCAAGATTTGGGATCTTTAATTGTCAAGCACGGAAATATTAATCAATTAACTGAAGCTAATAGTTCATATGTAGTTAAGACAACTCAAGCCGATATAGACAAATTATCAAGATTTAATAACGACCCTGAAGGCACAGCTTTATTGGCAGGCACAAGTAAAAATACTTTAATTTTTCAATTACCATTTTCACCTTTAGCTTCTATTCCGGATGGGATAACTTATACCTATAAAACATTTCAATCTGTAGCTGTTCCTATTGCCGGAACAACAACAGTTTCAACCGCAACAGGTTCTTTTATAGGAACAGGAAGTTTACCAGCTTCTACAGCAAAAGAATTGTATTCTGTAGTTATTAAAACAATTGATAACCCTTCAAATCCGCCTATAGATAATGTTACAGGAGAAGAATTAACCGCAGGTCAAATATTAGAATTTTCTTCAGCAACTGGAAGAACAGCAACTATTGATAGTGCATCTCAAACTACATTAAATTTAAATTCAAAAAATGGTGCGTATCAAGTTGAAATTCTTTCAACTATTAGAACAGCAAATGCTACTCCGAGATCAAAAACTTTAACAATTGGAAATACTACAAATTTGTCATCTAATTCTGATATATCAAAAGGACAAGTTCATTTTATATTACCTAATAAACAGGCCGGTAAAAAAGATAACTTAATGATTTCAGATGTATTTAATTTAGTATATGTTATTGATTCTGGAGATAAATCTGAAGCGGTTTCCGCAACACATTTAACAGCTCTTAGAGATATAACATCGACAACAGCAGTAAATGTTACATCAAATTATGAATTAGATAATGGTCAAAGAGACAACTTTTATGATCATGCGTCTATTATTTTAAAACCCGGTGCGCCGGCACCAAAAGGTCAAATGTTAGTAATTGTTGATCATTTTAGTAATCCTGCTCTAGATCCACCTATTCAAGATGCTCTAGCAGGATACTTTTCGGTCCAATCATATGCAGATGTAGGCGCTAATACTGGTTATCATCATGGTTTAGACGGAGTTAAGAGAGCAGGTCTTAATTTTGAAAAAATCCCATCATTTACAAGTCCTACAACAGGTGAAGAAATTCAATTAAGAGATAGTATAGATTTTAGACCGTCGCGATATTCTGCAAATAATGATAAAGGTTCTAATACAACAAATGATCTTACTTCTAATAATGCTGCTTTTCCATCATCTCAATTAGGAGCTGCTGGAGGTACTCCAGATCCTGAATATGCATTGCAATTTAATACAAACTATTATTTGGGTCGAAAAGATAAACTGATTTTATCTAAAGATAGAGTCTTTAGAGTTCTTAAAGGAGTTCCTGCTCGAACACCAATTACTCCTCCAGACGATGATGATTCTATAACATTATATACCCTAACTATTCCTCCTTATACTTTTAATACTGGAGATATTAAAACCAAGTATATTGATAATAGACGATATACAATGAGAGATATTGGTAAGTTAGAAAAAAGAATTGAAAATCTTGAATATTATACAGCATTATCAATGCTTGAAAAAGAAGCAGCTGCAACATCAATATCTGGTGGATCAACAAAAGATTCTCTTTTCAATCCCGCTGGAGATAGATTTAAGAATGGTATTCTTGTAGATGGATTTAAGGGTCATTCTATAGGTGACGTAATAAACACAGATTATCTATGCTCCATAGACATAGAAAAAAATGAATTAAGACCTCCGTTTAAAGCAGATGCTTATGGTTTTCAATTGTCAAAAGGATCTAGTAATAATATTTCATATCATTTACCAGGTCCGGAAATAGCTACTTTACCATTTACAACAGCTAATTTAGTTAATCAACCATTGGCTAGTTCTTATAAAGCAGTTAATCCTTATGGTTTAGCTCAATTTTCCGGAGGGATAAAAACATTTCCAGATTCTGATGTATGGTATGATTCTACTATAAGACCAGAAGTGTTAGTCAATTTAGAAGGAGTTAATGATAATTGGCAATTCGGAGCTATAAATGGGGGACACGGATCTCAATGGGATGATTGGACAAAAATTTGGACTGGTGAGCAAATTAACCCAGAACCAGAAATAAGTATAAAAGATGCCGGAGCAGTTTCTGGAGGAATAAGAAAAGCAACACTTATTTCTCAAGGTCAAACTAGAAGAGGTATTACTTCAAAGAATATTCCTGATTCTATTAAAAGAAGTTTAGGTAATAAAGTCGCAGATATTTCTATGACTTTTTGGATGAAACCTCATTTACTTAAATCACAATTTACCCCAGATGATGAAAGAATTTATTTCGTTGCTAAAGGAATGAAACCATCAACAAATGTAGCAATATTTTTTGATGGTACGAATGTTACAGCTAATGTATATCCTATGCCTTTTCTTGTTCTTAATAATGTGGATACTTCTAAGCATTTAATTCAGGGAGAAACTCTTTCTGAAGGTGCTAATGTTTGTCAGATAATTATGCCAGAAAAAACTACTCCAGGTGGAACAGCGGTCGGTTACATTAAAGTAATTAAAGCACATGATCAAAATGGTGATAATGCTGATCTAGATCAAACATTTAGTCCAAGTACAACAACTATTTTATCTTCCAATAGTGGAATCTCAGGCGTAGTTTCTAATAGAACTGTTCCTACAAAAGGTCAGGCTTCTTACATGGCAACCAATTTAGCCGGAACTTTTGCTGGTGTTCTTAGTTTACCTAAAGCCGCACATAAAGCCGGTGAAAGATTATTAAGAGTTACCGATGAAGTAAATGATAAGGTTGCAAATTCTACCATGGCTGCTGAATGTACTTTTCATGTAAGAGGTTTATTGGATGGTAGGGAAGCAACTTCAATTTCAACAAGACCATCCACTTCACGAAGAGAAGATGTTACTAATGAAAATGTTATAACAAGTGCTACTAGTAGAGTTGAAGGATCTCAAGGTTGGATGGATCCACTAACTCAAACATTTATTGTTAATAAGAGTAATTATGTAGAAGGTGTTTTTGTTAAATCTGTTGATTTATTTTTTAGACAAAAAGCAACCGCTAATAGTTCTACACCTCAATTACCCGTTACTGTTCAAATTAGACCATTAATTAACGGGCTCCCAAGTTGCGGAACAATTCTACCATTTGCGGAAACATCCTTAAAACCAGAATCAATTCAAACTACTGTCTCAGCACCAGAAGCAGCAAATTCAGAACATGTTACTACATTTGAATTTCCGGCGCCGGTTTATTTAACTGGTGATGAATATGCATTAGTAATTATTTCTAATAGTAGTGAATATCAATTATGGACAGGAATACAGGGCCTAAACCCTTTAAGTACGGCAGCTATTAGTCCCAATTTTAGAATACCTAAACAACCGAACGTAGAAGACTTATATTTGCCTACTAATGCAGGCGTTGTAAATAAATCTCCAGGCGAAGCTTTAATGATGAGAATCAAGAGATGTCATTTTACAACAATAAATCAAGGCAATATAATTTTGATGTCCAATTCTTCAAGTCAGTCCGCCGCCACATCTAATGTATTTGCCGATGTATATAAACTTAATACATCAATAATGCAATTTGATAGTTCAACTGTTGGGTTTTCTTATAAATCTTCAAACACAGTTGGCAGTTATATCTCAACTAATTATGTTGTAGGCGAAAGAGATAAAAATGTTTATCCTACTGAACGTATGATGATGCAAGCTAATACAGCTAATTCATTTAGTTGTCATGTTGGAATTAGATCAAATTCAAAATATGTTTCCCCTGTTATTGATATTTCGAGATTTAGTTTAATAACTCTTGAAAATGATATAGATAATGCAGCAATTGCAAATGCTCAAATATACATAATTAATGCAGGAGCTAATTATACATCTTCAGCAGTTGCAACAGTAGACGGAGGAAATGGGTCGGGTGCGGCAATATCTTTAACAATTACATCAGGTGAGATTACAGCAGCAACAGTATCGATCGGCGGCTCTAGTTATACAGGGTCCCCAACGGTAACTGTAACAGATTCTGGGCACACAGGAGATAATCTTTGTAATATAATTATAAGTAGTGAATTAGATAATCAAGGTGGACCGATCAATACTAAATATATAACAAGAAAAGTTAATCTTGAAGATGGATTTGAAGCCGAAGATTTAAAAGTTATAGTTAATGCCTATAAACCAGAAAGTGCAAAAATACATGTATATGCAAAAGTATTGAGTCCGGATGATACAGAATCATTTGATGACAGAGGATATATTCAATTAGAACAAGAAACGGCAAGTTCTGTTAATTCATTAAATGAAGATGATTTTAAAGAATTTTTATATAGGTCAGCCGGTGATTCAATTGATTATACAGATGATAATGGAACGAATTATAAGAAGTTTAAAACCTTCGCAATTAAATTATGTTTGCTTTCAACTAGTACATTAGATGTACCAAGGGTGAAAGATTTAAGAGCAATAGCATTAGATGAATAAAAATATCCAAACAGAAGATCCAAGATTTGTTAGAGATGTACATTCTAAAGCATTATTAAATACAGATAAAGATGCCCTAAATAAACATAGATTGGAGCGCATGGCTGCAGCTAAACTGAAAGTGCAGCACGATGAAAGTCGAGAGCAGATGGCTGAACATCATGAACAGCTCCAACAATTAAAGTCTACCGTGGATAAAATTGAAAAATTAATACATAAAGTTTTAGAAAAGGATAACAATGGCAGCTAACGTAGCTTTATCAGATACGTTTGACTTATGGAGAACACGTACTAATCAACTATTAATGTACACTCAAATTCAGGGTGGCAAAGATGTAGTACACGTTTCTAATACTACTAATGCAACATCAACTACGACGGGTGCGATAACTTCAAACGGTGGTATTGGAATTTTGGAATCAGCTGTTGTTGGCGGTAGTGTTCTCATAAACACAAATTTAACTGTAGATAAAGATGTAGTAATAATAGGAAATACAGATATCGGTGATACTTCTTCTGATACATTAACAATTAATGCAAGAATAGATGCTGATGTAATTCCTTATACCGACGCGGCTAGAAATTTTGGTAATAGTACTTGGAGGTGGGGAACAGTTCATGTAGGAGGCATTGCTGGATCAAATTCTTCCGCTTCATTACATATACCAACAGGATCTAGTGCAGAAAGAGCCGGAGGAACAGGTTCGATTAGATGGAATACAACATTAAGTAGATTTGAAGGAAATACTGGAACTTCTTTTTATCCCTTAGCTCAACCGGAAGATCAAGATGCCGATACAAAAATTACTACAGATAATGCAAGTGATGAAGATATAATTAGATTTTTCACTGGTAACTCTATAACTCAATCTACCGAACGAATGAATCTGGGTACTTCGGGTAACCTCGCTATTGGTACAGGCTCAACAACTGGTGATGCACAACTTCAAGTTAGCGGAACCGTAAACGTTGGCGGAACTACGAATTTTGGAAATAGAGTTAATTTAAGAGGAAATACTTATCTTTATGATTCAGCTGAATGGTGTAATGTTGCGCCTTCTAGTTGGTTTCATATACACACACCAGATACTACTATCGATTCTGATAACGTTATTATTACTGGTAATTTAGTTGTTCAAGGTACTAGAACTTATAATGATACAACTGTTTCAGTTACTGAAGATAAAACATTTGTAATTGGCTTAGCTGGGAATGTTTTTAGCGATAGTGATGCCTCTTCTGGTACTATTACTTCGCAAAGAAATAATGAAACTGCGACTCATGGATTGGCTGTTTCAGATAAGGTTTTTATTGCACGAGCAGGAACTTCTGGATTAACAGATGAAGGAATAGAAGTAGTTGCAACAGTACCAACTACAACAACATTTACATTAACAGGTTATTCTGGTTCCGGAACGTTTGATTGGGCTAAATGTCATACAGATGCTACAGCAAGTGGTGGAGGCCTAGTTATACCTGCTACAACTAAACATTCATTTACATATGAAAGTTCTCTTGGTGCATGGTTAGTATCGGATGGTGGAAAAGTCAATGGAGCTTTCCAAGTAACCGGTAC